TACCAGTTAATGCTGGTAAAATACTGGTTCTGTGTACCCACTGTGAGTTTGTGTATCCCCAAGCGCGACCAATTGTTACAAGACCTGCTGTAGATGTAGTGATGCCAGTACCACCAGCAGTTGCGCTTAATTCAAAGTCATTTGCAGTCGGGTTAACTACGAAATAAACTGTAGCAAGGGCCAAACCACCCGGAATTGTTCCACCAAGTAACATCACTGTGTCGTTTACTTTATAACTATGACCAATAATTTGCACTTTACCGGGAGCCGCTGCTGTAACAGTAGCACCTGAATCTGCTGAATAAACGGGCGCTACTGCTGTATTTCTAACAAAATACTGGTGAGCAGCTGCTAATCCAGTATGAGTGTATAATCTGTTCGCTGCAAAATCTAAAACTGCACCAGCTGGTTCAATCTCTGTATTGATTTGACTAATTACTACCGAGGTTGGACCTGCTGCTGCTGCAATAGGAGCACCGCCGAATGTAGCAGATAATTGGAATGTTCCTACACCAGCGTTTACGACGAAATAACGAGTGTTTACAACAAATGTAGAAGATGTCCACGCTGGTCCTACTTGTGAACTAATATAAGCCTGATCACCGTTAACATATGTATGACCTGCTACGTTGAATGTAACAGGTGTTCCAAGCGTAGGAGTCCCTGTAAGGTTGTTTGAAGGGGATGTTTGTCCTAAATGGTAAACAGCTTTTTGGTTAGTACCAGCTGCGATTGGATATTGAATAGGAGGAGGAGATGCACCTTGAACGAAATCAGCTTGATCTACGTTATTAACTAAAAATTGACCAGATTGAAGAAAGTTTTGAGAGGTAGTCAGGTAAATCTTCCAACCAGTCGTGGTCGGGTTGTCGATCACTTTTATTGATCGGAAAGTGTGGGGCACTAATGCAGCAACCGGGAGTTGGACAACGATCCTACCGACATAACTCGAAGCGCCCGTAGCCAAGTCGAAGTTATAAAGCAAGATCGGGTGTTGCGCGATAGTTGGGGCAGTCGTACCGATTGCAGCTCCGATGATAAAAAGTCGGTTGTTTGTCGTGCAAAACGTAAAACCGTTTGGTTGAATACCTGAATCTGTCACCACATCAATAAACTTAGTAATCGGTGATCCTAAAACCTGCACACTATTAAAAGTTTTTTGATATATATTACCTTGAAGCGTTGTTCTTGTTTGATCGTAGGTTGTTCCTACGCTAGCTAATAATTGTGTATCTAAAAGTTTCATTTTCTACTCCTTAAACAATTGCCCAAGTTTCATTATCTCTTCGATAATTTGTTCCAACTAGCGTGTAAGAAAACTGTCTTTGAACGGTTGTACCGGGGAAAGTTCCGCTAGTATAGTTAATTTGTGTAATTCTTTGATTCTTTGTTCCAAAATCAGCATAAGTGAATGCTGCTATTCTATCATGGGAATCCAATATTTGTAACCGTAAATTGTTTACAATCCCATACTTTGTTCCTGTTTTAGTGCCGTTAATACTTCCAACAAGTTGAACACTATCAGGATCGACATTAGTAAAAGCATCTAAATTAACAGGAAGTGGAGTTTGATCGGTTGCTAATGTAACAGATACTGAGTTTGCTACAGTATTTGCCCCGAGAGTTGGAAGTTTTGCGTCAATGGATGATAATGTTAGTTCGGTTGCAACACCGGAAACATTTAAACTACCATCTAAATTTATAGCTAGGGTATTTGAACCGTCGCTAATTGCAACATTATCTTGCAACGCTGAAAGATTTCTAATATCTAGATCGGACGCTGTTACTGAAACATTTGACCCTGAAACATCAACCTTATCGGAAGCAAAAGTTAGATTTCTAATATCTAAATCAGTTGCTTTTACATTGATAGAACCATCGGAATTAATATCTAATGTATTAGTTCCATCGCTAATTGCGATATTGTCACCACCAGATGCAGAAACAACCACATTAGCATCAATACTTCCATCTGGATTAACCTTTACTAGGTTACCGGTTAATCGATCGCCTATGGCGATATCCGAAGTGGCGGCATCCAGTGTAACACCGGCCACAACTGCTGTAACCGATGCGTCAACTCTAAGCCTGTCATTTGCTTCATCAAATGACTGTTTCAATACCTGATCGGCATCTAAATTAGTGTATGGAAAATTAGGTCCGGCCATTTAAAATACCCTTTTACTAAATTATAGTTGTTAAATTAACTAGGTATCATATCTTGAGGATTAACGGGCATATTTTCAAAAGGAGCTGGTGGTTTTGGCATATTGGGTAAATTCTGAACTTCGCCAGCTGCTGTTGCTATTGGCCCACCAGGTTGATTACCCATTATATCACCCATAGGGCTTCTTTCTAGAGTTCTAGCTGGAGCCTGTCCGCCTTGTTGTGGTATACTTTGACCGGTTGGAGTGGGCGCCATCGGTTGTTCAACCGGAGGTAGGGGTTGTTCACCAATTAAAGCTAAGAGATCGGGATCTGTATTCCTTAATAAATCAATATGTTGCTGAATATGATCCATTACCTTTTGAACTAAACTATTGTCTTTTCTAAGATCCGGGTCAGCTAAAACTGCCTTATGCTCCATAATATGGAGTCTATGAGCATCTAGAGCCGAAGCGAATACGTTCTGTCCATCCATTAATCTTTCGTTTTCGGCCTTCATTAGTAACAGTTCGTTTTGCTCTCCCTCAAACATTGAGTCCAATCTTCCGGTATTCATAACCTGAAAATATTGTTGAGGATTTTTAATTAATTGCATTTGTAAAAGCTGCTCTGCCATTTGAACTCGACCGGCTATTGTACGAGAAAGAGGATTACCGACGTCAACAACTACGCGATTAATTGCGCTAATCTGTTCGCCAGTAAACTCATGTAATTTAGAAAGGTTATTTTTTCCAACAAGAGCGATAACTTTTGGTGTTTTTGCAAAGTCCTTTAGGATATTAACAAGGGCGGTTCCTACATCTTCAATGAGCTTAACGTAACTTTGTTGAAGCCCTGACACGAACTGAAGCGACATACTTTGAACTAGCGCAAGAGCTGCACCCGATTTAAGAGACGCCTCTGGGTTTCCACGGGTAACGCTATTGACTCCTGAAATAGTTTCAGCAGTTTGAATTAACATCTCTAAAAACTTAAAAACTTCAGCTGGAGTTTGTGTGAAATTAATTGGTTCGGGCTTACTGTTACCTTCAATAATATTCATTCCAGCTTGTAAGGATGCAATTGCAATATCCGAATCTCTAGGTACGAAAAGATTTTGAACACCAAATGCGTTTTGGTTGGTCATAATTGTGCTGTAAAGCGAATTAATACCTTCTTGAATCGGGAAAACATCAAACATGGGAGTATACCCATAGGGAGTTCCCATGATAGTGGAGGGCGCTATACGGAATACCGGAATAACACGATAGGGCATTGGTGCGTCTAGAAGGACAATATCGGCATCTAGAAATAAAATATAACGCCCTTCTGGCATTGCTTCTGTTTTTTTATGAAAAAATTCATAAACAGGAACATCGTCTGTTTCGTCATTCGAAAAAACGGCTAAACGATAGACAGCGGATTGGCTTTTTGGAGGGAGTCCCTTTATTTTATCAGCCATCTCTGGATATTTAGCCATCAAATCGTAACGATTTTTAAAAGTTCTAACTAAAATCCAATCATTGTCCCAAGTTTCCTTGGTTCCGTCTACGACAACATCAAATGGAGAAAGATTTGAAAACTCAATTTCTCCTTCATAATTGAATTCACCAGTATCAGGATCAATATCATACGCTTCACCGGCTGTTGCGTTCCATTCTAGCTTAATAAACCCGGATCCTAAAACAATAGACATCTCAGTTGCATCTTTAATCGCCTTTTCAAGATGTTTTTCTCTCATGTAGTAATCTAAAACGCTATTAGCGACTGTCACTTGGGCTAGTGATTTATAGTCAGTATTAATCGCGCGAGCTTCCATTACAGGACGATTGGCTGTGATCATTGTAAAAATATGTTGAGCGATATTTCTAAAATGATTAACAGGTAAACTCACCAATTCTCCCTGTTCACCAGTAAAATTAATGCGATGACCGAAACCAAGGTCATTATCATAAGCGCCATGATACGCTCTCCACATCCTTTGTAGCTTTTCTAGGTAAGCATTCGCTCTAAGTAGATTAAAAAAGGAAGCAGCTCTATCTAACGCAACAGATGCAACGTCTTCGGGAGCCTTTGCGGCGAAATAAACATCGTCAGATGATCTATAATTTTCAGATCTTTCTTCCATATTGTCCATATTATCTCTTCCTTATATTGAAAATTCTACGATAAATATCGGTTTGATCGGATTCTTTTTGTCCTAAGATTGACTCAACGTAGTTTGTTGTTCCATAATTTACGTTTAAGTGTTGCGGATAGGGATTTTTATTGAAGTTAACATGTCTTATTAGATATTTCAAGGCTTCCACAGCATCGTAGTGGCCATCATCCGGAGAACGTGCAAATACGTTTTTATTAGTTAGACTTCGCCATTTAACATTTTTTAAATGTCTAATTAGGGTTGTACAGCGAGGGTGGATAATAATCTGTTCATTATTAAGTAAAACACGAAGTTTATTAATAGCAGCTTCATTGTCATCTTTTTTAGCTGGTTCAAAAACAACTTGGCCTGCGCTCGCTCTGGAAATTTCTTTAGTGACTATGTAATTAATATCACTAACTCTTTTAACTGGTTTCATTTCGTTAGTTAGTGGATTACTCCATAACTTAC